AGATTCTTGTTGGCCGTGACCTCTACGTTGCCGTCCAACAGCCGGCGCAGGATCTGCACGCCGAAAATGTGGGGCGTAAGCGCCTGGGTAAGCAGGACGCGATGGTCCAGCATGGCGATCTGGTTGTAGTCCGCCGCGGAAAGGTTCAGCCCCTGATCGTCCGGGCTGGTGATCTGGGCAAGGTTGGCCGCGTCCACCACGATGCGCCACTGCGCGTCCGTCTGCGCCAGCATCTGCAGCACCAGGCCAAATTTCACCTCCAGGGTGCGGCCCACGCGCAGCTGCTCGCCGTTGACGGGCACGCGGAAAAGCTCCACCTCGTAGGGCACGGGGAACCAAGTGGTCTTGCCGTACTCCTGCCGCACCTGGTAGATCCGGCCACCCTCGTAGGCGACCGCTCCGCCGGGCGGCACGGTCTGCGCGGGAATGTAACCCATGGGATCCAGCTCCACGCCGCCGCTGTACAGCCACACGCCGGAGGCGGTGGGTGCGGTGGCGATCGGGCTGTTTTGCGCCGTCTCATGCCGGGCCCGCAGCAGGCTGGGGCCGCGGCGGGGCAGCTTCGCGGCCTCGATGCCGCTTTCGCCCCACGCGCCGTCCACGTCGGCAAACAGCACAGCGGCCCGCTCGGCCACCTTGATGGTCAGCGGCGTGGTGTCTACGGCCGCCTGGTTGATCACGCCCACGTTGTTGGGCAGCACGTTTTCCAGATCTCCCAGGCGGGTGCCCAGGCTGTTGAGCGTGTCCTGTAGATCGATAATCTGCGCAATGGTGTGGGTGTGGGCAAGGAAGGCCGACGTGGGCCCGGCGCTGGAGATCATCACGGCCCAGCCGGCGGTGGGCACGGTGCCGGTCACCACCGTGACGGTAATGCTCTGGCTGGTGGCGGTCTGGATGGTGTAGTCGTTCTCATTGCCCAGCAGGTAGCCGTTGGAGATGTTTTCCCGCACGGTGACGTGGATCGCCTCCGTGCCCAGGTTGTGGGCCACCGTCCACGGTCCCGCTCCGGTGACCACGGCGGTGTAGGACTGGATGCCGGTGATGACCTGATTGGTGGTAAAAGGGATGTAGTTGACCGGCTGCGGCGGGTTCAGCCAGTTGATGCGCTGAGCGGCGGCCAAGCCGGTCCACGCGCCGTCGGCCTGCACGGTCAGGTTCTGCTGGAACACCGTCACATACTTTACGCTGGGCGTGGCGATGGTGCCGTAGTTGATGCCCACCTCGCACGTCAGCGGGTGGGTCACCTCAAAGTTGTCCCGCAGGCTGGCCAGCATGCCGGCGGTGTTTAGATCCAGGTCAAAGGTCAGGTCGCCCTGCAGGCTTTCGGGCACCACCACGGTGAGCAGATCCTGCGGCGCCCCGCCTAGGTCGCCGGCAAACTCGATGTCCGCCGTGTTGTTGCGCGGGTTGGTGACGAGGAACGTCTCGGCGCTGCCTTGGGTGGTGACGCCGGCGATCAGCGCGGCCTGGATCTCGGCGGCGCCGTCGTCGCGATCCAGCAGCTGGGTGCGGGCCGTCCCCTTGTAGATTTGAAAGGCTCCGTCAAACTGCGGCGGCACATACAGGCGCTGCACCTCGTTCACCTTCACGCCGGTGGCGGCATCGGAATAGCCGGTGACCACGCGGGTGATGGTGGGCGCGGGCGGGACGATCAGGGCAAACGCGCTGGTGTAGGCCAGCGGGCTCTGCATGGGCCGCAGCTCCTGCACGAACTGGTCCGCGCGGGAGTAACTGGTGACGCGCACGAAGCTCTCCGGCTCCAGCCGGTTGTCCGCAATGGTGATGCCGCTGGTGGCGGTCCACGCGCTGGTGCGGGAGACGATGTAGCTGTCCCGGTCCAGCGCCACGGACCAGCCGGTGGCCGGGGTGGCCATGGCGTTGAGCACGGCGGCCACGCTGGCGGCGGACGATCCGATGGTGACCACGCCGCTGGTGACGCCGCCCACCACCAGCTTGAAGGTGCCGCTGGTGGGGGCCACGTCGATCGGGCCGTAGGACAGCCGGGCATAGGAGATGGTCGGCCGGCAGACCACGGTGACGTTGTCGGCCGTCTCGGTCAGCCGCACGGCCAGGGCGAAATCGTCCCCCTGCACCACCTTGGGCAGCTCGATCGATCCGGGCTCGATGCTGTAGCTGGCGGTCTTGGTGGAAAGGTTGCCGAAAAGGAAAGTGGCCATGGGTTCTCGCCTAAAGGGATGTCAAATCAGCCTTTCGGCTGGGCCACGTCGCCGATGAAGTTTTTATCCCGCGGCGGATCGGAGGCCAGTAGCCCCCGGAAAAAGGACGGCTGAAACTGGAATGGCAGGGTGATGGAAAACCACGGGCCGGGCTCGCCCAGAAAGACCAGCCCCTGCGAGCGCAGGCGGCGGTTGATCTCCCTCACCTTTTCCTTTCGGCGGGCGGATTTGTCCAGGCTCATACGGCGTAGAAGATCCCGCCCAGCTTCGTCTGCTGAAACAGGTCCAGCATGGCCTGGGAAAAATCGTTGTTTTGGGACAGGATCTCTCCGATCTGCAGGTTCAGCAGGCCGGCCGCCAGAGGCGTCACAAACGTGATGCGGGGCAGCTCCTGCCGGGGCCGGATCCGCTGGCCGGCATGCGCCAGGTTCCAGTGGGTGAAATAGCGCACAAAGATGTTCCAACCACCGCGCACCAGCGTGTCGTCCGGAAAGGCCGGGGAAAGGGCATAGACGGTGGCCAAGAGCACCTGGTCAAACGGCAGGTCCGCAAAGCGCTGGGAAAGGAAACTTTCCAGCGTGGGCGGCAGCGGGGCGACAAACTTGGCTTGGGCCGTCACCATCGGCTGCTCGTCCTCCGGCACCAAAAAGGTGGGGTTGGCGGCGACGATGGACCCGTCCACCACCGCGCCCACGGTGACCTCGTTGGCCAAGGCCACGCGGGGCTGGGTGAGCACGATGTCGCAGGCGCGCAGGTAGCGCTCCGTCTCCGCCTGTGGGCCCAGCAGGTCAGGGTTGGCCTCGGCCACGCCGCGGATCCGGAAAAACTCCGGCACCGGCTCAAAGCTGGCCCGCACCTCCCCCGTGTCCGCGTTGCCGGCGGCCGATCCCTCCGGCGCCGCATCCGCGCCGATCGCCCGCCAGCGCAGCTCCACGGATGCCTGCTCGTCCAGAAACACCTTCACCCGGTCCAATCCGGATGGCTGCGGTTTTTTGGCCGCCTTGGCCTCGGACTTCAGCCGTTCCTGCACCGCGGGCGGAGTGTTGAAAAAAGGCATGGTGATGGCGGCCGGCTGGCCGTTGACCAGCCCGGGATTGACCGTGGCCGTCCAGTACCCCCCGGCGGGGTTGGTTTTTTGCTCCACCCACTGCGGGCGGATCTGCCAGGGATGGGCCCGGCCGGGCACCTGCTCCTCCGCCACGCGGATCGGGTACATCGCGGCCGCGCGGGCGGCCAGCTGGTTGTGGCGGCGGGCGGCAAAAAACATCAGCCGGGCCAGTAGATGACGCGCGGGCGGCCGTTGTCCGTAAACGCGCGCGCCTGCAGGTTGTGCAGGGTAAACTGGATGAACTGCCCGCCCCGGGTGAACGCCAGCGGGATGTGGCCCCTGATGCCTCCCTCCGCGCTGATGTCGGCCGTGCCGGTGCGCAACAGCTCGTTGGGCCGTTTGGTCGTGATGAGCACCTTTTTTAGATTCTGCGCGCTGGCAAAGGTGACCTCCGCCACCACCAGGATCGGCCGGGCCTCAGGCAGGCGGGCGGCCGGGTGCGGCACGCCGTCCTCGTCCACCAGCGGCTTTTCCCCCTGCTGGGTCAGGATCAGCGGCAGGCGGCCGTTCACGTACCCTTCCCGCACGCTGTACAGCCCTGCGCCGGCTTGGTTGACCTGCAGCGGCGTGACGATGCTGGGCGGCCGCTGCACCAGCGTGACGTGCTGGCCGTTGGTCGTCTGGTGGATGTGGACGCGGTCGTCCTGGGAAAGCAGCTTTTGCGCGTCCAGCCAGTGGGTCAGCTGGCTGTAGCGGGTGCGGATTTCGTCCCCCGGCTGGGCCATCAGCTCCTTGGGGACGGCCATGGCTTACAGTTGTCCGGGCGTGCTGGTCACCTCGTAGAGCCCCTCGGCCACGCCGGACGTGTCCAGCAGCACATACTCTTGCACCACCCGGTAGGCGTTGCCCTCCCGGCTCGTGGCGGGCATCTGCATCATCCAGCGGCGCTTGATCTCCTTGCCGTCCTTGTCTTTGGGCCCAGGCGGCGTGGGGTAACCGGCCGGCAGGTTGGTGACAATCTTGCCGGCCTTTTCATAGATGCTTCGGCTCAGCCCGTTCACAAAATAGGTGTGACGCAGGGTCATGTTCACCTCCTTGTAGCGGGTGACGCCGAACATGGGGTTGCGCACCTGCGTGCCGGAGCCCAGCCCGCCGCCGCTGGTGGGCGTGTAGAACGGGGGCCACTTGGCAAAGCCGTCCGGGGTGAAGTAGCCGCCAAAATCCACGGACAGCTTGTCGATGCGGGGGTGCAGCTCGATCGGGTGGCTTTCATAGCTGCAAAACATTTCAAACGTGCCCGAGACGCCCTGCAGCGTCTCCACCAGTCCTGGAGCCAGCGTGGCGTCCACCTGCGCCTGATAATAGACCTCCTGCTCATACAAGCCCTCGGCCAGTTTTTGGTTGCTGACGCTGGTGGGGCGGTAGCCGGCGATCTGCTCCGGCTTTTCCAGATCCGCGGCGGAGGTGGTCTGCAGAAAATATTTTTTGCGCAGGGTCTTTTTGCCCGTGTTCTCGATGCCCAGCGCCTCGCCGGCCATGCCGATGCGCGTGCCTTCGATCGCCAGGGAACCGGAGCCGGACGAGGAGGAGCCGCGGGCCATGGCTAGCTAAACCTCCCGGCGGCGTTGATGAGCGCGTCCAGCTTGCGAATCACGGTGCCGATCTTGCCGTCGATGCCCTGCACGGTGGTGTTTTTCACGGTGTCCTGCAGGGCGGCCGGTGTCATGCCGCTGCCCATGCCCTGCATGCGGTTGATGAGCGCCTCCCGCGGGTCGAAGTCCGGCGCGTTGCCGCGCAGCCGGTTCATCTCCTGCAGGCGCTCGCGGCGGGCGGCCTCAAACGCGTCCGATCCCGGCGTGGCATCGCGGATCCGCTCCGCCTCCCGGATCAGCTGGCGCGTCTCCGCACGGTCGTCGTCAATTCCCTCCTGCTGGTCCAGCTCCTGCATGGATGCCATCGCTTTTTTCCATCGCTCCGCGCTGGCTTCCTTGGCCTTGGCTTCGCGGTCGTACTGCTGCACGCGGGTTTCCGTGTTGCGCACCGTCTGCTCCGTGGCGGTTTTCTCGATATCGCTCCTGCCCAGCAGGGCGTCGGCAATCTTGCGGCTGGATTCCTCCATCAAATCGGCTCGGCCTGCAGAATCCAGATTGGGATTAAAACGGGACTGCCCAGCCAGCACCACCGCCTGCACAAAATCCTGGTATCTCTCAATCGCCCTGGACAAAAGCGGGACAACCGCACCCAGCCCAAGGGTGATCTGGTTCTGAAAGGTTTTAATGGCGTCGGACGCCCGGCTTAGCGCCGCAATCGTTTCATCGCTCCACACCCCCATCGCCTGCCCGTTGGCCTGAATCGCTTCCGGGCCCATGCGCAAGGTCTCCATCAGCGTGCTGGCTCCGCGGCCAGCCAGATCGGACGCCACCGCAAAGTCCTCCATGCCTAGCGATCCGGACGAGACCGCTCGGGACAGGGCAAAAAACAGATCCTGCGGGCTCATGCCCATCAGCTCCTGCGTGGAAAGGCCGATCTTGGTAAAAGACTCCTGCAGTTGTTGATTGCCGCCAATCGCCTCCCCGGCGTTCCGGGCCAGCTTGTTCATAGCGGCGGCCACATCCTCCACCGATCCACCGGACAAACTGGCGGCGTTGCCGATCTCCTGGATGGCACTGGCGGCCACGCCGAAGCGGTTGGCTAGATCCTGCAGCTGGTCGCCTTGGTCAATCGCCCGGGAAATGCCGGCTCCGATGGCCGCAAAGCTAAACGAGCCGGCCAACACCCCGGTCAGGCGGTTGCCAAACTTTCCGACGGCATTTTCCATCGCCGCCAGACCGGTTTGAAAACCGGAACGGTCCAGCCCCACTTTGACATTCAGATTGGCCATGATTGCTTACCTCGCCCTGCTGAGCGCGATCCGGATCGCGTTCGTCATCTTGCCCCGCTGGATGTCAAGGGCCCGCTGGATCTGGCCCGCGTTCAGGCACTTGTCGATCCACGGCACGTTGTTCGTTATCCGCACATACTGGCTGGATCCATTTCCGCCGGTGGCGTCGTAGACGTTGCCCAGGCTCTGCCCGCGGGCGTGGCGGGTCACCCATCCGGGAATCCCTCGCCAGCCCCCCAGCTGCTGGGCGCAGCTGGCCCAGCCCGCCTTGGCCGTGCCCACGCGCTGGCTGATCTGCTTCACATAGCTGCGCGCCGCCTGCGGGTTGATCACCGCCAGCTTGGTGAACGTGTTGCGCGGCACCTTGCGGCGGGCGCCGTGGCGGGCGCGCTGGTGCTCGGATCCCCCGTCAAATCGGCCCACGTCCGTGGTGAAATAAGGGTCGATCCGCAGCTCGTTGAGCAGCTCGCGCGCCTTGTCGTACTGTCCCGTGCGAACCAGCCGCACAAAGGCCGCCTCTGCCTGCGGGGCGCTTTTGACGCGGGGAAGGTCAAAACTTCCGCCGCTGCTTTTCACCCGGCCGGCCACCTGCGGCACGTCGTCGTACACCCGGCCGATGTCCGTGGTCACCGCCCCCTCTCCCTGTTTGCGTGCCTCCGCGCCGGATCCGAAAGGCTGTGTCTGATGCGCCAGATTGACTGCCACCAGCCGGGCCTGCCTAAGGATGGCTTCGGCAAAACTGATTCGCGTGGCCAGCGCATAGCGGCGCAGGCTTTCCGAAAACGCCCGGTCATCCACCGATACCTTGATGTCGTTCATGGTGCGCTTTCCGCCTTCCGCCTTTCGCTTTCCGCTTTTCTGGCCCTCACCTTCTCAATCGCCAACATCTCCCCCTCGCTCAGCAGATCCACGCTGCACCCCTTCTGCATCGCAAAGGCCACGTGGTACCAGTACGCCTGCCCCACCGGCAGGTTCCAGGCCGTCTCCGCGCTCCAGCCCGTGCTCCCGCAGATCCCGCTCACGATCGCCAGCGCCCACGGCAGGCCCACCGCTTCCCGCGCCCCGGGCGTCCGCTTCTCCTCCTGCCGCCACAGCTGCGGCAAGGCATTAAAGTCATCCAGGTAGGCGCGAAACTTCGCCGTCTCGATCAAAAACCGGCAGTTCCAAGTCCGCAGCCAGTCCAGCACCAAGCGACGGCCGGACAGGTCCGGCAGCCGCGGGAACGGCGTGGTGCACACCGCCACCGCCAGCCGCAGATCCCTGGCCCCGGGAAAACTTCCGCCCAGGAAATACGGGCTGCCGGCGATCTCCAGGTTCAGCAGATGCCAGAGGGACAGCGGCAACAGCCTCCGGCGCAGGACGACGTGGTCGTCCCGGTTGAGGAAACTTTCGGCGAAGGGGCGGTTCACGCCGGCGGTACGCCGCCGGCCTAGCCCAGCGAGCTGTCGGGGTTGTAGACGCCGGTGAGGGAAACTTTCACCACATCACCCACCGTTTTGGTCAGGTTTTCAGAGGTCTTGGTGAAGGTCTCCCCCGCCACGGTAAACGTGGCCGGCACGCTCGCCCCGCTGCTGATCCCCTCGATGGAGACATTGTAGCGCGGGTTGTAGTACGTGGTGACGGTGGGCGCGGTGTTGGCCGTGCCCGGGTCAATCACAATCTCGTCCTGCTCGCCGGTGATCGTCAGGATGACCAGCTCCTCGATGCCGGTAATGCTCGGCGGGTTTGCTCCAAATCCTTTGAATGGCATGGCGGCTCCTTAGATGGTGCTGAAGGTGACGGCCGTGGTGGATAGCCGGGCAAAATCCGTGTTGCTGCAGCGCAGCTCTCGGCGGAACGCGGTGGCGCCGGAGACGGTGGGCAGCGCCAGCGTGTCCGGCAGGGTCTCCGTCACCGTCTCAATCCGGCGGTATTTCTTGAAATGTTTGACCACCGTGCCGTCCTCGCCGGTCACAAATACGTAATCGTCCGTGTTGTTGATGTTCTGGCTGATGCCAGCCGTCACCCCGTAAGTCATCGCCATATAGCCCGCCTCATATTGTCAACCGCTCACGCAGTGAGCGCCCAGCCGCCTGCGTGCATGGGCTGGGCCGCTTCACGGCCTCACAAACGCCGTGTAGGCCACCCCATCCTGCATGACCTTTTCGTTCGTGCCGGTCTGCTCCGCGCCGGGATACCCGCCCATGAACGTCACAGCAGAAAGCACCGTGGTGGCCGCCAGGGCGGTGTTCAGCCAGTCAAACGCGCTGCGGTGGGTGGTGGCCACGCTGGCTGTCTCTATCGGCGTCATCACCGAAAAATTCAGCGTCACCTTGCGCTCGCCGGACGTGCTGCCCTCCACCACCGGCTCGCTCTGCTCCGCGTGGACGACCACCGCCGGCAGCTGCAGATCGTCAATCCTGTGCCCCGCCTGCACCACGTAGGCCGCCGGCTTGCCCGTGGCCGCCGTCAGGTACGTCGCAAACGCATCCTCCGTTTTTAGTCGTAAGCTCATCGCACGTCCTCCGGGTCGCCCAGGGTGAGCGCAATCATCCCGGCATCCTCCGTCACCCCCAGCACCCGCTTGCGCGCGCCGGAGACGGTGACCACACCCAAAAGCGATGGCGCGCTGGCGGCCGTGGCGATGTAGACAAACTCCGCCGGAGCGGGATTGACCAGGCCGCCCATGCCCAGCTCCGCCGTCTTTTCCCCGGGGCTGTAAATGCCGGCGACGGCCGTGGTGCCGATCGTGCAGGTGGCGGAGCCGGCCCCGGCCACCATGTCCGCGATCCCGTCCCGCATGATCTGCTCCAGCTCGGTCACGGTCAGCGCCTTATGTCAAAGTGACAAGCCAACAGGATTCTCCGGCTTCCACTTGGCCAAAGATTTCCGTCACAGCCAGATCCACACCCGGCCAGCCGGCCCCAAAGTCATGGCCGGCCAAAATCCCGCCCGGCCGCANNGTGACGGATCCGGCTCCCTCGATCATATCGGAGATGCCGGAGCGGACGAGGGACTCAAAATCGCTCACAAGCCCAAGGCCTTATGTCAAGGTCACCATCCAGCAGTTGTCGATGTGGGTCACCGTCTCAAAAATTTCCGTCACCGCCCGGTCCACGCCCGGCCAGCCGGCCGCAAAATCGTGCCCCGCCAAAATCCCGCCCGGCCGCACCTTGGGGCGCCAGGCCATGATGTCCGCCCGCACCGCCTCATACTCGTGCGCGGCGTCGATGAAAACGCCGTCCAGCGAACTGTCTGGAAAAAAATCCGCCGCCGCCGGGCTGGCGATCCGCAATGGCACCAGCTGACCCGCCACCGGAGCCACGTTCGCCATGAACTGATCATACAGCGTGTCGGCCAACACGGCCGGATCGGCCGCGTGTTCGGGGCTGCCTTGCCAGGTGTCCACCGCATAGACCTCGATTTTCCGGCTGCGGTTATACGCTTCCACCAGCAGAAAGGCCGTGGACTTGCCCTTCCAGCACCCCACCTCCACCAGTCGTCCGTCCATCCGGCAGTTTTGCACCATGCGGCGATAGACGTCCGCGTAGCTGAACCAGTCCTCGCCGAATTGTGCCTGGGCGTAAATGTGTTCTAGCTGAGGATCCATTTTTCCGTCTTTTCATGCGGGCCCGCCACCCGCGTCGCATGATGGTTTTCCCGGTGAAACTCCTCCGATGGGCAAAACGCCCCTCGAGTGGCGCCGATGTTCTGGATCCGGCTGACGCGCGGAAACATCTCCCCCATGCCCAGGTTGTCCCGGATCCGCTGCACGCCGCCGTCCCAAAAAGAGGTGTCCCAGCTGGGCAAGAGATACCGCTCCCAGTGGTCCCGCCACGTCGCCCAGCCCCATGGGGTGAACCAGCGTCGCCAGTAGGCCATGTTCGGCTCCGCCTCGCCGCCGTGCTGGTTGTAGCCGGAGACCGTCAGCGTCATGGCACTGGCGTTCCTGCCGGCCCATTCAAACCAGCTCAGCGCGTCCACACTGGGCACCGTGTCGTCCTCCAGGTGCACGTGATAGTCGGACGCCTCAAACCCCAGCAGCATGCAACGCCGGATCATCGCCCCGCAGCCCAGCGGTTCCGGCGCAATGTGCACCGTCAGGCCGTGCCCCCGCGCCAGCTCCGCCTGCTCCCCCGTGTGCTCGCACGGGTCCAGCACCGCCGTCACCGCATACTCACCCACCCCCTCGCAGGCCGCCAGCGCGTGCAGCACTTGGGCGAAGTAGTCCGGCCGGCGGTGCCCGCTGATCGTCAGCGTCTTTCTCATGCCTCCGCCATCACCACCGGCGTGGGGTTGCTGGGCCAGTGGATCCCCCCGGTGTAAGGATAATACAGGAAGCGACTGGCCTCGTGCTTGAACGTGCAGCGCCCCTCGTAATCAAAACCTAAAAACCGCGCGTCCGGGCTGGCCGCGTTCAGCGCATCGTCCGCCTGCGTGTAGGCATCCTGCCCGTACAGCCTGCGCACCGCTTCCGATAGCACCGGCGGTCCCGTGATCCGGTCCAGCGGCCCCTGCCCCGCGCGGATCTTCTCCATCACCAGCCGGATCGTTTCCGCCAGCAGGCGGTGGCCCGCCCGGTAAAACATCGCCCACTGCACAAAGGATCCGAAATTGGTCTCCCGCGTCAGCAGGGCCTCATCCCGCTCCGTCACCATCTGCGCGATCGGCACGTCGATCGTGCTGTCCATGTCGCAATACACGCCCCCCAGTCGGTACACCGCCAGGTAGCGGAAGAAATCCGCCCGGGCCGCCCCCACCGCCAGGCGCCGGTACTGCCGCAAAATGTCCGCGTCATAGTGCTCGCGGATAAACGCCAGGATGTCCTCGTCGTTGAAAAACAGATACCGGTGCCCGGGGTTCAGCTCGCGCATCCGGTCGATTTTTTCGACCACCCGCGGATGCACCTCCGTGGCGAAAAAGGTCTGGATCAGGTTTTTCTCGATCACCCCGTTGGCCTCCTGGCGTAGAGGATGTGCACGTCATGGCAGTCCCGCTGCTGGTCCACCCGGTAAAGCCCCAGTCCCTGCGCGCCCAGCCAGTCCTCCACCGCGCGGTGCACGTCGTGCCCGTGCACCTCGATGGCCGCCGCCTGCAGGTGCGGCAAAGGTTCCGTGATTCCCGCCAGGTGGATCTCCGCGCCCTCCACGTCGCTTTTCAGGTGCGTGATCCGCTCGCCTTGCAGGAAACACTCCAGCTGCGCCGCACTCACGATCTCCGCGCAGAGGAAGCGGTCGCCGCACTGGCCGCGCAGCAGCTCGATGTCCGCGCCGTTCTGGTCGATCCCCAGGTAAAACTCCGGTCCCTGCGCCAGATAATAATGGGCCGTGCCTCTTTGCCCCTGCCGCAGATGCTCGTCCAGAAAACCGCAGCCCAGGTCCAGCACCCGGCTGCGGCCGTCCACCGCCATGTGCGCCCAGTGGCAGGACGGATCCTCGTCCGTCACTCGTCCCCGCTCAATCATGATTTCAGTAGGCTGTACGCCGCCAGATTCCCGCCCGTGCCCTTGTTGTTTTGAAGCGCATCCTCGCCCAGCCCTTCCGGGCGGATCCGGATGCCGTTGACTCGGTTAAAGTCCGGCGTGGCGCACACCAGCGTCCGCGTGCCTTTCTCCCGCAGCGCGTGACTCATCACGAAATCGTCCGCCATAAACTTGGCCCGTCCCCTCTCGTCCAGCTGCGCAAACTCCTTCGGCGTCAGGCTGATGAACTTCCCCAGATCCGGCAGATCCTTCACCCGGCAGGCCACCGCCCCAAAGCCCTCAATGATCTCGGCGTGGCCCAAATGATCAGGCGCGATCGCGTAGCCCTTCGGCCCCGTCATAAAAAAGCCGCACAACCCCATCGCCGCGCCCTCCGGACAATTCTCCACCAGCGTCTGCACCATGCGCGGGGAGTAGAGGATGTCGTCGTCACACCAGATCACGAAATCCTCCAGGCCCGACAGCCGGCTCAGGTCCACCCCTCCCTGCACCGCCCCCACAAACTTCGTCGCCGGCCCGTGATCCCGGCACCTGTAAATCGTCAATTTACCGGCCTCCGCCAGTTTCTGTAGCTGCGGGGGGATCTCCGGAAAACGTTCCCCCGTCCGCGCCAGCTTCTCCGGCACGCTCAGCACGATCTGGTCCGGCGGCCGCGATTGCGCCAGCAGGCTCTCGATCGTCGGCAGAATCGTGTGGATCCGTTTTGGCGTCGTCGTCAGCCCCACCACCACCCGGCCTTGGCGGTCCACCGGATCCGGCAACCGCTCCGCCGAAGGAGGCACCGTGCCGTCCTCCAGCAGCGCCGTGTCCCACATGAGCGGCGGGATCGGCGTCTCCGCCTCCGCCTTCACCGTCAGCAAAACATGGCCCAGCGCCTTGCCAATCGCCTCGGCCGCATCCTTGACGGTGTGCAGCCGCTTGGCCCCCGGATCCTCCGTGGGCGGCGTGATGAACAGGTGCTGGATCCCCGCCGGATTGTTGCTCGTGTCCATGTACAGCTTATGCGCCCGCACACAGTGCCCCAGCTCCCCGGCATAGATGATCGTGATCTGCCCCCAGGCGGCGCGAAACGCCTCCCGCTCACAGCGGTCGGCATCCTCCCGTTGTCCGGCCGCCCGGAGGCATTGCGATAAAAGCATTTTCGGCAGGTGGCCGTACCATTTCGCGTCCAAATTCCAGATGACCCCCGCCGGCCGCGGCAGGCTGTCCACCACCTGCAGCAGGCGGGACGCCTCGTGCAGGTTCCCCTCATCCATGAGTTGGCAGGCCAGATGCCCGTACGCCTCCTTGCGTGTGGGGTGCAGCGTGATCGCCTGGCCGAAATATTTTCTTTTGCGGTCCGGCGCCGCACACATCACCCCTGCCATGCACAGCAGCTGGTAGCGTTCCGTCGCGCCCACGTCCGGGTGTTCCAGCGCCAGCAGGCACGGGCCGATTGCTTTCTGATACTGCCCGCGCAGGAAATCCTCCATGGCGATGTAGTACCAGTTCATCCCCATCCCCTCCGTTTCCGCCGCCAGGATCCGCTTGTTTCGCTCCCCGCTGCCGCTCTTGTTCGTCTTGGGCACGTGCGTGATGCACAGGCCGTCGGCCAAGCCCACGGCCGCTTTTTCGTCCGGCTTGACCCGTTCATGGATCGCCCGCTCCCAGTGCGCCGGCAGCGTTCCGTCTGCCATTCTGCGAAAAATTCGTTCCCGACGATTGTCCCTCATCGAACTATTTTGAACGTCGTACCGGGTGACGAGCACATCCCAGCCCTGCTCCTGCTTGTCGCGCTCCTCGATCACCCCGCGGTGCAGCGCCGCCTGGTTGCCTAGGAAAAGATCATCACAGTCCGCCCAGACCACGTACTTGCCCCGGGCCAGCCCAAACGCCTGGTTCCTTGCCGCCGCAAAATTATCAATATGGGGCCAGCCGCTGTTTTCTGGCGCGTTCTGGTACACCCCGAACGTCCCCGCCCCGCCAGCGGCCTCCTGCAGCGCTTTTTGTAGATCCTGGTGGCCTTGCGATCCCGTCGCCGCCACCACCACCACCTCGTCCCACAGGCCCTTGGCCGATTCAATTAGCCTACGCAAAATCTCGCCCTCCTGAGGCCCCGCGATCAGAGCCAGGGAAACAAGGGGCCGAAAGCCCAGCCCTTGCGTGCAGGGGCTGTGGGAAGAAGCGGACGAAGCGGGGGTATTCATCTTTTTTAGAGAGGAAGGGCGGCTGGACCCCCCGATCCAGCCGCCCCACCGTGAGGAGGACTTCCTTAGACGATGCGGACGAGTGAGCTGGTCTGCCCGCGGCCGACGCCGTAGAGGATTCGGTAGGACCGCTCGTGGCTGCCGAGGCGGAAGTTGTAGTGCTCCGCCACCTGCAGGCTGAGACCGCTCTTGGGCTCGGTCACCACGTCGATGGAACCCGGGAGGGTCACACCGTCGGGAAGGGCCGGCAGACGGCTCGCCACCACCATGGCTTCCCGCTGAGCCACAAAGCCCTTCGAAATGCCGCTGACCAGGCCGTTGTAGCCGTAGACCGTGATGCCCGCCACCGTGCCGATCTGGCCGGAGGCCACCACGTCACCGGAACGCTGGGCGTTGGCGACGATGTTGGCGTCGTTTAGGAGGCTGGCGTAGTTGCCCGGGGACAGGACCGCGAAGCGGCCGCCGACGGGCACCTTGTTGTTGTCCAGCGCCAGACCCGCGCTCACGATGGAGCGGAAGGTGGTGGCATCGGCCGCCACGGTCAGCGTGGAGGCGTAGGCCGTGGTCACCAAGTTCAGCACGGAATCCACCATCGCCTTGCCCAGCGCGTGGGCGGCCTGTTCCGCAAAGCGGTTGATCAGGTTGATGTTGGAGCTGGTGCGCTCGTCGTCGTTTACCGCGTAGGTGGTGTGTTTGAATTGGTTGAGCGTCACCGTCACGTCGGTCTGCGTCACGTCGGCGGGCACGTAGCCGGCCGTCGTGGAGTAGTCCGAGGCGGACTGGATGGTGACGATGTGCGTGGTGATGGAATCCCCCTTACGGGCGGTGGCGTCCGAGAAGTCGCTCACGCCGCTGGAGATCCAGTTGTAGTTTTCGACAAGCAGCTCCAGCGCGCGCTGGGCGATGACCTTGCCGTTCGAGACGGAACCGAGTGTGTTAGCCATGGTGTTGTGTGTCCTTTGTGGTTATCGCGCCAGCTGCAGTTTTTTGAAGATCTCCGCGGCGCGGCGGGGATCTTTTTCTGCGTTGAACTGCGAGAGCAGGTCGGCACGCGAGAAGTTGGTTTCCGTGGATACTTCCAGGGGCTGGGTGCCACGGCTGGCCTCCAGCTCGATCACCTTGGCGGCGATCACGGAAGGCACGGGTTGGAAAAGCTCCTGCACCTCCGCCTTGGCCTCGGCGGCCACGGGCTCCGGGGCGGGCTCCGCCTCGGGGGCGTCGTCCGCCGGTGCTTCCTCGACGACGGCGGCTTCCAGCTTGGCGGTCACCAGGTCGGCGAACTGTTTGGAAAGGGTTTCGATCTTGGCGGCGAGGGCGGCGATGGCCTCCTCGGCGTTAAAGACTGCCACCGGGGCCGCCGGGGCTGCGGGCGCCGCCTCGGCGGCTGCCTCTACTTTGGCCTCCACGGCCGGTGTGGTCTTTTCCATCGTAACGGCTCGGACGCTGTCAACCCGGGCACTGTACACCCCCGTGGGATTGGCCGCCGGCTGGGTCACCAGGTCCACCGAAAGCAGCGTCTGAATATCGGCCAGCATCGTCCCGTCATCCGCCACGCGCGGCACCCCGGAGAAGCTGATGGAGAAACCGATCTGGCCCGGCAGCGTGGTCAGCAGCTCGCTGAAATAGGCAAAGCCCTCGTGGCTTTCCAGAAGAGTCAGGTCCGCACGAACGCGTCCGCCATCCAGCCCGAAGTTTTCCAGATACCCGATGATGTTGGAGACGCTGGAGCTGTGGTCGGATAGGACCTTGACCTGTCCCGCTTCGTTTCCTTTTTCGACAACTTGGTTGAGCGTGTCCGCGTCGATCACCATGCCATGGCCCAAAGCCGGACCGGCGGTGATAACGGAGATGCCCTTGAATTTCTTTTCGGCCATGCGCTGGCCGGGCGTGTCAAAACCCTAGCTTTTCTTTTTGCGGGCGGCCTTGTTTTTCAGGCCGATGGCCTTGGCCACCATGTCCGCTTCCTTTTCCGAAAGGGTAAAGTCCGGATCGTCCTTCATGGTAAACGCCTCCGTCTTCTGCCCTCCGTCCTCTGGCGTCTGTTCCGCCGCCACCTCAATCGGCGCGCTCATGTTGATCGTCACCGTTGCGGCCGCCAGCTCGGGTGCGGGCGTCTGTGCCGGCGGTTCATCGGCCGGAGGCGCGCTGGGCGGCGTCACCGCCGGCGCGGTCGGCTTGCCGGTGTTTTGAATTTCAGACATATCCACCCCGGCCTCGGTGGCCTTTTGACGGATGTAGACCTGCTCGGCCACGCGCTGATCCACGATCTCCTGCCAATCGTATCCGCCCTCGGCCGCGATCTGGGACAGGGTGATGGTGCCCAGCTTAAGGTTTTCCCGGTCGGCCGCGCTGTCGCGGCCGGCGTCGATCGTCGTGCGTTTCGGCGTGTGGTACACGGCCTGCCACCAGCGGTCCATCCCGCGAGGCGGCGTCAGGTCGCCGCGCTTGATCGCCTTGGCCAGCGCCCACAGGCGCACCCGGGAGACCATCTGCGTGATCACCGCCTGGCTAATCTCATCGAAACGCCTCTGCGCCTGCGCCAGCACAAACCGTTGCGAAGGTCCGGAAAGGTCCGCTTTCCACAAATACTCGTACGGCAGGCCCAGTCCGGATGCCACCGCGCGCAGAAACTGGTCCATGAAGTCTGACAAATTCGGGCTGGGGCGGTCGTCTTTAATCTCGCGGATCTTGCGGCCGCTGGGCACGTTCCAGATCGCTCCGGATCCAAACACCTTGTCCGTGGTGATCCCGTCGTCCGTGGTGGTCGTCGGCCCGAAGAATCCCGGGGCGCCCTCGCCCTCCAGCGCCAGCCCGATCGTGCTGGATCGTTTGATGCCCACCATCGTGTTGGTCAGGATCTCCTCGCGGTCCTGAATCAGGTTTAAACAGGTGACCAATCGGGAGAGGCTGCGCAGCTCGTCCGCCCGGTCGCGTTCGGCCAGCACGATCAGATCCGGGGACTGCACCTCGGTGAATTTGTCGCCGTCGCCGATGCGGATGTAGTAGGACAAGGGGCGGCCCTGCGGGTTGACCCGCACTCCGTCCACCACTCGCTTTTCAGTGTTCAGATAGGGCGGCGTCTCGCAACGGTGCGCCTCCACCATCTGCAGCTGCGGCCAGTCACCGTCCTCACCGGCGCTGGTCAGAATCAGAAAAACCTCGTTGTCGCGCAGCATCGTGCGGGTGGCCACCTGTTGCATGCTGGCAAAATCCAGCAGGCCGCGGACGTCACAGCTGCCCGTCCAGGTGTCGAACCACTCCTCCGTGGCGCGGTTCCAGCCCTCGTCGGGCGTGCGCGCCTGGCATTTGATGCCGGGGCCGATGGAGTTTCGCACCATGCAGTCGATCGCCCCGCGGACGACCGGGCTGTTGTAAAACCAGTAGCGGGCGAGGCCCAGGACCTGCTTGCGGGACTGCGTGGTGACGTCCGTCTTGGTGTCCTGCGGCTGCGCGTAGATGTACTGCCGCTGGCTGAAGTCCGCGGCTCCGGCGCGGACGATCCGGCCTATCCAGGATCCGATGTTCATGGGTAGATCGGCAACATGCTGCCGAAGTTGGGATAGCTCACGTTGCCGTCACTCTTGGTCAGGAAGTTTTCAATCTCGGCGGAGGTCGTAAAGTCCTTGATGGATTTCCACGCGCTCAGCGCCAGCTCCGTGATCGCCACCGGATTGATGCCTTTTTGCAGCTGGTAGGAAAACGATTTGCCGGCCACGGAGGCGGAGACCATCACCTTGCCCCCGTTGGTGAACGTGTTGGCCTGCCCGGCCGCAAGGGCTTCCAGAGCCAAGCGAAGGGCAACCGGATCCTTCGAAGCCTGTATCCATAGGGAAAAAATGAGCCCTCGCTCCACGCGCCTCTAGGCGTGTCAAGCATCGGGCTTCTCCATGGCGGCCTCGGCGGCGATCACTTTGCCGTAGACGGCAAATCCGGCCAGGTAGGTTTCGCAGTCGTACAGGTGGTCGGGCCGGTGCTTGACCCGGATCCATTCGTACAGATCCTTGCCGGTCTTTCGGTTCACCCGGTGCACCTTTTTATGGCTGGCCATGTGCTCGCGGTACTCTGGGCTCACGTCGTGCGCCACCTCCCACATCGGCCCCTGCCCCCGCCGCAGCCATGCCAAAAGATCCTGGCACCCGGGGCTGGATAGGAGCAGCAGCTGACAGCCGGCGTCGGTCGGCTGGATGGAGCTGTGGACGGATTTCATCCGCATCCCCCGGTCCTCCACCAGGAAGTGCGGCCGCTCCTCGCCTTTGATGGCGGTCCACCCATATCGGGCGGCGATGCGGTAGGTGTCTTGGGTCTCGTAGCCGGAGTCGATGGCCACGTGGCGCGGCTGGATCCGGTGCTCGGACATCAGCTGGGCCACGTCCTCGATTGTCCGCCGGCGCCCCTCGTCAAACAGGCGGCTGGTCCCGTCCCGGGCAAAGGCCCGGATCACGTACCAGTATTCGTCGATCTGCCGGTCAATCGCCGCCAGCAGGATGTGATCCTTGTCCCATGGCTGTTTTTTGGCAAAGGCTCCGGGCGGGATGGCGGCCGCCTCGTCGTCGTCAAACTGATCCTCCCATGGCAATGCACACCAGCCGTTCACCCATCCCTGCAGTCCGTGCAGGTAGTGTTTTTCCGTCAGGAACTTTTTGGCCGTCTCACCGAATCCGATGTTGCTGTACCAGCTGGGCAACCGGAAGGATCGGTGCCCCGGATCCGCGTGCGGATTGCCGGCCACCCATTTGCCCTGTTCAATCGCCTTGCGGCGGTGCCCCTCGCCCCACGGCTCTTTGCATTTTGTGCAATGGTAGACGGCGGATTCCGTCACCCGTTTTAAATCCCACTTACCGTCCTCAGATCTTGCGCCCTCGTCCCATTTGATCTGCCCAAACTCCATGGCCTGCCGCTCGCCGCAGGCGTGGCAGGGCACGTGGAAAGTCTCCTGCGTTCCGGCCTGGTAGTTTTGCCAGATGTCGCCGGTGTTGAGCGTCGGCGTGCTGGTTAGGACGTGCTTGCGACCGGGGAACGCCTTGGTCCGCTCCAACGCCAGGTTGTAGGCGGCTGCCTCTTTCTCGGTGGGCGGCGCGAACTTGTCCAGCTCGTCCAGCACGGCAATGCAGATGGGCCGGCTGGAGATGTTGGCCGGGCTGTTACTGCCGACCAGCGACAAGGTCATCGTGGCAAACTGCATTTCCAAAATTTTGAAATCGTCCATGTCGTGCGGAAACAGCGACCGCACCGGCCTGCACTTTTGAAAAATCGGCGTCAGCCTTGTCTCGCTGTAGCTCCTGGCCAGATCGGCGTTGGGCATAACCAGCAGCGCCGGTGCTGGGTCGTTGGCAATCCGGTAAGCCAGCCAGACCGCCAGCGTCAGCGTCTTCCCCGTCTGGCTTCCCCAGCAAAGCGTCACGGTGTGCACGCCCGGATCCGCCAAAGCTTCCAGCACTCCCCGGACGTAAGGCGTCCAGCTGGTGCTGTAGAGTCCCGGCCGTGCCGTCAGCCGGCTGTCCAGCTGGATGTTCCGCTCCGTCCATTCAATCACGCTGGGCGGCTTTTCATAATGCCACCGCGCCCTCGCCCTCCGGCGCAGCTCCTCCTGCGCCCCGGTCACAGTGCCGCCTCGACCTGCCGCATAATCTGCCCGACCTCGCCCTCCACCTCTGCCTCCACCTCCGCGGCCGGCTTGTTTGCGCAGATTGGCGCCAGCCTCTTGGCCATCCCCTTAAGAAGCGGGATCAGGGCGTTGTCCCTAGCTGCCGCCAGCTTGTCCGCCTCGTCCACAGGCACCATCGTCCCCTCTGCCTGGTCAATCTCGGGGCGGTCGCCCTTCATCCGGCGTAGCGCTTCGACCACCTTAGTGTAGTTGGCAATCAGCTCCGACCTGTCCGCCCTTGTGTCGTCCTTGGCGCTCTCGCCCAGGCTGGCCGCCAGATCCTCCAGCCGCTTGATTTCCAGATCCAGCCCGCCGCCCTTGGCCTTGACCAACGGCTGAGCCGATGCAGCCGCCCGCTTTCGGTAGGCGGTTGCCCTGGACTGGCCCGTGGCCTTCATGGCCCTAGCAATGTCGTGGTTCCTGGATCTGCCCATGAGACTTTAATGTTTAGGGGTCACACTCAAGAAATTGACGGGAGTCGTCGCCAC